TTACCAGTATCATCAACATTAAGGTTAGCATTAAGAGCAGGTGTATAGTCAAGTACACCAGCCATTGTTAGTGCAGATGCAACGTCTGCAGAGCACATGATAATGTTGCCCTTTCCACGACGTGTTCTCTGTGCGATTCTATTAGCATCTCTTTCAATCTGGAAGAGAAGACCCTTGAATTTCTCAACTGACCATCTACCATTGGAGTCAATGTCTAGGTCAAAGACACCATTGCTTGCTACGTTTTCTACAGCACCTTGCTCTGCAATCTTATAGATTGTTCTAATAACTTCTCTGTTGATCTCAGCAAGGATCTCAGTAGAGAGGATATTAGCAAGTTCTGCTTCTGCATTCAAGCCATGGATTGCCTTAAGGTCTTGAGCTAGTTCTAAACTGTACTCTGCCTTGAGTGCTCTGGACTTAGCAGTCACAGTAACCTTCTCAATGGCGAATGCCATCTGGTTAAAGTGATTACCAGCAGCATCTCCAAGAGCTTCAGAGTCACCAGTCACCATTCCACCACCTACATCGTAGCCAGTAGAAGCAGCAGAACCTACAGGGTTAAGTGCAGCAGGGTTAGTACCAGACTGTTCAGTTGTACCTAAACCAGCTGTTACATCAGCAAAGCCAGATGTTAGATCATTACCTGAAGACTGACCTGAGAATGCAGTATCAACTTCATCAAAGAAGGTCTCACTGCCACCCATTCTGTCATACTTGGAGCGCATTGCAAAGATTAGTCCAGTAGGACCACTCATTGGTTGCACACCAGCTAGGTCATAAGCAACCAAGTTAGGCATTGAACGTCTAATTAAAGAAATTAGAACAGGGTCAAAACCAGCTTGATGACCAGCAGCGTTTGCACTACCACTAAAACCACCTGAATTACCAGCTGTGTTTGCGTGGTTTGTTGGAACTGCTTCGTTTATAGTTCCAGCTTGAGAGAATGATTGCTCATCTCTTAAAAACTTTTCTTGGTTTTCTAACAGGACAGCGGTGACTGCTCTACGATGAGGATCTTTGATCTCATCAACACCCTCTGCATTAAGCAAGGGAGCCCACTTTTCCTGCAGATGTTCAGCATTGAACATTTGCGTTTACCTCTTGTTGTGTTTGATTAAAATACTAAAATCATTTCTTAGCAACTGCTTGCAATGTCTTAAGATATGCAGCCATTGACCCAGAGACATCTCCCTGTGTATGATCTACAGTCTCAGAAATTGTTTCTCCTGTTGCTTTTGGAGAACTGCTTTGGAAATAAGATTCCCTTAATGTCTCCAACTTTTCACGATATTGACCTTCACTTTCAAACTCAACACTTTCTGCAAGTGAGGCGAGCTTTTCTTTCTGTGTGGCAGCAAGGCCATCAGAAACTGAGTCAAGAATTCCATCAGCAACAGACTCAGCAAGTCTGCCATTTAATGAAACATTCTTCTCTATTTGCTCGTTGAGCTTGGTCTCCATGTCATCTAGTTTTTCTACCATGCTTTCTAGCACATCATATTTATCATCAGGGATTTGTACATAATGTTCTTCAAAAAGATTCTTCATTCCACCAAGGAATGATTCAGTCATTTCTGTTTTGAGTCCATGCTCAATAGCAAGTTCATTTTCAACGAACCACTCTTCAGCAACGTACTCTAGATATGCATCAACTCTTTCTGCCAATTCAGATTTTGTTGACTCTATCTCTTCTACAAGCTTTTCATCAAATTTAACTTGCATTTCCTCAGCCAATTGATTGACCTTAGACTGCAAAGCAGCTTCAAAAACTGTCTTTGCTTTTTCTCTAAACTCTTCAGATAGTTCTTCACCACCTAAAAGAGCATTGACATCTGCTTCAATGTCAACTTCTATTGTTTCTTCCTCTACTGTGTCTTCTGTAGTAACTTCTTCTTCAGCAACTACTTCTTCTTCTGTTTCTACTTCTTCTGCAGCATTTGCTAACTTTGAACCAGGTTGCACATCACCAGATTGAACACCTGATTTTGCACCCTTGTTAACTACATCTTTCACAGTCTTAATCTTAGGTTCCTTTATCTTTGCAGAGTCATCATCTGGTTTGTAATTTTCTGGTGTTGGACCACCAAGATCCTCATAACTAACTGATGTACCACCAGTAGTTAACTTTGGCATAGGATCACCTGCCTTTGCATTTGCAGTTACAGGACCCTTAGATTGGTTAGTGCCTACTTCCATTTCTTGTAAATCTCCACGAGACATTGGTAAACCCTCTGATTATCCGAGTATTAAACTATATTTATTTAGATAAGTTATAAGTTTGATAAGAAATCGTTAAAAAGATTTAACTTATGCTCATCTAATTTCTTTTGATCAACTAATGTGTTGATTGTTTTGTATGTTTTTTCAGCATACTTCTCACGAAGAATACCTCCATCCCATACCCAGTCTTTTCCTTCCATAATTCCAGATACAAATGCATCTGGTGCTGAAGGATCAGCTACTATATCTGCTGCTGTTGCTAACATAAAGTCTTCACCAACAACATTAATTCCTTCACGAGTTTGCTTCAGTGAACCAATACCCCTAGAAGAAACACCTAACTTCACACCTTCACCTATCAATGAAGATGCAATTTTACCCATTGGGGTAGAGAGGATTTTTGCTTTTCCTATAAAATTAGAACCACTTTCTTTAAGTGATACTATCTTATGTGACACTCTATCAAGGTTAACAGTTGGACCTTCTGGATGTCCCAGTTCTCCAAGTGCTCTTCCTGATGTTACATGATTTTCATTATAACGAGAAACTTCTCTACGAAGTGTCTCCATAGGATACATACGACCATTTCTGTTCTTTATGTTTCCTTGAAGAAATACTCCTTCAATGTAAAGTTGTTTTTTACCGCCTCTGTTTTCAACAATAAATTCAACAGATTCGATTTCTTCTCTAATGAGTTTCATTTATGCGTCTCCTGAAATTTGAACTTGTTGAATGTATAATTTACCAGAACCACTATCAGTTCTAGCAGCAACTTTGAAAGATGCTCTTAAAGTTGCATCTGGATCATTAAAAGTACCACTAACTGAACCACTATTATGTTCAACTATGATTCTCTGACCAAACCAGTTTTCTCCCACACCTCTATATGAAGTACGTGATTTATCATATACAGTCTTCACTCTTTTATGAGTAAAATCAAAATCTGTTTGTGATGAGCAACTTAAACTAACATAATCACCTACAGCAAATGGAGAAGATGTTCCTTCTGGAAAATCTATAGTTGTTGTAGATCCTTTAGTATAACTAACCACCCTAGCAGATGTATTAGTAAATCCTAAAGTAGCAGCACTATCTTTTGGTACTACAAAATCAGTTACAGCTGCAGCAGGTTCTGTTCCAATAGCGACATGTGTATTTTGTCCAGTGGCAACCACTCTTATAGCAGTAGATTTACCAGATATTGGAATAGACTGCTGAGATGCTGCACCCGTAGTTATTGAAGTTCCTGCTCCAACTGTCCTAAGCGTCATTCTCTTTATACAGAATCATTTTATTTATTTATAATTATTCTTCATCCTCTGGTTCAGACTCTACTTCTGCTTCTCCATTCTGATCATCTCCAGAAATTCTATCAGAGTAATCTTGTATATCCTGTTGTAGTTCAGCTTCTTCCTCTGTCTCTGGTTCATTATCACCAAAGAGTGAGTTTGCTACACTATCTTTATGAGCACCTATTTTTTCAGCAGACTTAGCATATAGCATATCTTTTATAGCATCACTGATACCTGAAGGACTTTCATCCTGAGTAATCATATCCATTAATTCATCCATTGTTTTAAAATCCTTACAGTTTATTTATTAGATTTCTCCACCTTTAGGTAGTTCTGGAGCTTCTGTTGCAGCTCCTTGAGATTCTAAATCTGGTTCTGTTACTGGTTTGCCCAGATCACCACCAGAACCTCCTTCCATGTTGGGGTCCATCATCATTGCTGGATCAGGAACTACCCCATCAGCAATCTCCTTCTTCATCAACTTATCTTGTTCAATAATTTCCTCATCAGTTTGACGAAGAATCTTACGTCTTAGATAATCTTGTGAGAAGTATCTACCAACATATGGTTCAGCAGATGCTACCATAGTTAGTCTTTCTGCCATTAATTCAGACTCTTTGAGTTCTGCAAAATGGTTGTCATAGAGGAAGTCATATTGAATATGCTCACTCATTATTTCCCAGTCTTCTGGGGTAATGACATTTTTAAGTAATAGTTGTGTCTTAAGAATATCATTGAATAGATTGGAAAATCTTTTTCTTAATCTACCCACAAATTTAGAGAACTTAACTTCATCTCTAAGTATTTCAGATGATCTTCCTAAGTTAAAACCACTTTCTCCACCTATTCTGCTAGGAGGAACATTCAATGACTTATATAATTTCTCCTGAAAATACTTGATATCTGTAATTTCTCCTAAGTTTTGTCCACCTGGTAGTGTAGTAATCTCAGTTCCTCTACCACCCTCTCTTCTAGGAAGCCAAAAATCTTCCAACAT